CCATTGTGATAGATGGTGCTGTTGATCCAGTATTCCAGGTCACTGTGCCAGCCATTGCCTTGATCCTTGCCACAGTGCCATTAGTAAATGATCCGTTGCAGGCAGTGATAAACCTCGTTGAATTGTTTAACTGTGCGATTTTTGATTCAGCATTGAATACGCTATCTGAGGGAAAAGCATTGTTGTAATTGTAATCAACACCTACCATAGCAGTAGAGTTAGTTCTAATAGCACTTACAAACCAACCGTGTCCATTATTACCATTTTGTGGCACCACGATCCAACGATCAGTGCTCAAACCACGGGTATTATATCCTCCACCTTGTCCATAAAAACCTAACGAACTGTTATCTGCACCTGTGTTTTTAGTTAGTGTGGTTGTGTCTATGGTCCTCGTAGCCCAATTTTGAACTAAGAAGTTACCATTATTACCACCATTGGTGATACCTACCACACGCCTATTGCCTATGTAATGCCCACTGTTTTGCCCGCCTGTGGTTCCTGCGATAGCGATACCTGAACCTAATGTCAGTGTGAGATTATTTAGATTATAAGAAAAAGCAGCCGCTCTAGCACCTGTGTTCAGAGCATTTCTAGTCCAGGTTACATAACCAAAATCTGTAAATCCTGAACTGGTCCTAAGTCCTGCACCATCACGTTCGCTGGCCACAGAAACATAGACTGCGGTATTAGTTCCGTCTACGGTGTATTCAGATCCTTTGGTAATTGTTAAATCATCTAAATTTATTCTAAACATTATTAGTGTAGGATACTGAGTAGAAACTTTGGTAAAGCCCATACAGAAAACAGGGCGACCATTGGTATCATTTCCTAAATAGGCAGTATCATAACCACGCCAATAATCATTGCTGGTTGAAAGATTAGTGTTTAGGGCCTGCGTTACTGCGGCCGTGCTAAGGAAACTAGCCCCAACCATTGGACATAACACACTCATTATGAAACATTCCCTGTTAGTATAGCCACGGTTGAACTAATGAATAATATGTTGCAGACGCCTCTGGTAGCAAGGCTAGCACTGGTCTTATTTGTATTAGTGCCTGCGATGTAGGCGTTGGTTGTGTTTAACGTGATAGTAATGGCTGCGGTATGATTGTTATAGATCACTACCACATCACCTGCTGAAAATGTTGAATTAGGCACGGTGATGCTACCACCTGAACCTACCTGCACGAATTCCGCACGGTCAGTGGTCGCCAGTGTATATGAACTGGTCTTTTCACTGCCTGCTGAAGGTATTGAACGAAAGCCTACTGAATTGGCTCCATCAGCGGTGCAGTTTGATAAATTACCTGAACTAGGTGTGCCTAGGGCACCACCTGATGTTAGGGGCGTGGTGCCACTGGATGCGGCGGTCAATCTACCCTGTTGATCTACGGTTATGCTGGCATAGGTATATGATCCAGGTGACACAGCAGTATTGGCAATAGCCACAGTGGGTGCTGTGGCTGTGCCGCCTACAGATACTCCTGTGCCTGCTGTGACTGATGCTACTTTTGTGACTAGTTCATTGTTGAGATTGGTGATATTATTGTCACCTTCCGTCCAACTAAGAGCACTTCCTTTTGAAGCACGAGTTACTATTGTGGCCATTTGAGACTTGCTCCTCTATTTTTAATGTCTACAATATCCTAGGAGTCCAAGTCTAGAATACTGGGTGTTGTCAGCCTGAAAGGGGGCGAACCCCCTTTGGCTATGCAATGCCTATTACGATAGGCTGATGGTTAAGTTACCGCTGGAAATTTGAAAAGTATCTCCAGATTCTATTAACTTGGAAGTTGTGACTGCACCCCAGAAAAGCACATTACCTGCTGTTGAAGCATCCATCACTGCCACGTGGGTGATAGTACCCCAGGTACCAGAGGCTGCTGGGAATGTTACAGTAGCGTTGGTAGCACTAGAACCACTGGATGCGGCACCAAAAGTCACTGTTTGGCGGCTGTAGTTGTTGCCACTGATTTCAGCACTTGGGCTATTGCTCTCAAGACCTGTGTCTGCTGTGAACAGACCAACATAAAGCGTAGAAACACCAGTGTATGGTGCTGTGGAATAACGTAGGACGTGGTCTAGGACTTTGTTCTCTAGATAATTACTGGCTGCGTTTGACATCGTTGTATCTCCTTGATAGATTGTCTGAATTAACAGACAACCTGTGTTGTCTGTTGTCATTGCCTTGACCTAGTATTTACCCAGAACCTTAGAAATCACGGAAAAAAGGTAAAAAAAGGTAAAAAAAGTTTCATAGACTATAACCATACAGCGTGGTAGTAGTTCCTGTGATCAATGCACCTGGTGCAATGCTATCAAATGAAGTGATTACTCTAATAGGATTACCTCCTACATTGTAACTACCTGCGGCCACATTAGTGGTCTGTGTGACCGTGATGGTAGATGGATTGCCCTGTGTCACAGAAACTGTGATAGGTACTGCAACACTAGTACCACCACCTCCGCCTAACACTGGCACACGCATTGACTTTAATACTGTCATTCCTTTTAATTGCCCTGTAGCACCGTCATAGACACCGCACCAAACTACAGGAATACTTGAATAAATGCAACTGGTATCTGCAGGTGGTTGAGCGTCGTTGTCTAACACTGTGACACTGACCGTGTTGCTGCCTACAGTAGCACAGGGATCTACTAGATTTGGTTCAAAGGTTATGGTCAGTCCTTGTGTGCCTTGGTAGCCGCCATCATCATTGGTTGCTACATTTAGGCTAGCAGTTCCACCGCTGGCAGTCACAGTACCAGTCAGCGGAGTGCTGACCTTACCTGAAGCACTGCCCGTGATAGCATAGGGTATGGTTGCGTTTAATTTAGAACCTGTGGTAGTCAGAGTGATTATCACAGATTGGCCTTCTGTGATGCTGGCCGCGCCTGCTGATATTGAATATGTGTAGTCTTTGGCTGCATAAATTTCTACTGAAGTGTTTCTGCCGCCAATGGTCACTGACATAGTCTGGCTTGATGCTCCACCTGCGGTAGCAGTAGTAGGCACAACCAATGTGCCTGTACCATTAGACACTTCTACAATACCAGTCAGAGGTATAGCGACATCCTCAGCCAATACACCAGTGATCGTGTAAGGATAGGTCAATGTGGGGATATCAAATAGGCAACTTGAACAGGTATGTCCCACTGTGAATGTTACGGTCTGCCCTTCGCAGATTTGTGCTGCTGATCTAGTTATGGTCTGCAATGCTGGTTTTTTGGCACCTGCCAAAACTTTGTCCATCTCAGCGGCAGCATTATCTACGGGCTTGGTCTGACGACTGTAGATAGGATTGCCGTTGGCATCTGTACCAATCTGTCTGCGCCCAAACAGTTTGTTGAGGAGACTATTAGCAATTCCCAGCCCTACGTTGGCAGCGATCATACGACTAATACTGCCTGCCACATCAGCATCGTCTAGTTCTTTTAGGGTTTCATTCTGTTGTTTAAGTAAAATACCTGTCTTTTTGGTACGTTCTCTGAAAACTAATCCAGCAGTGCTGTAGACATTCTGATCGTATTCCATAGCAGTAATATTGATGCCTATGACATCATCATCTACTTCTTCTAACTGTATCACACGGAATACCTTGCTGGTGAATCCATAGATGGTGCTGGTAACATCAATCAAATCACCTGCTTTGAGTCCAAGGCTAGTATAATCAGTGGTGAAGTTTACGATCTTGTTGAGTCTGCTCTGTTTGAGTTCAACACTGGCGATATATTGTGCCTGCACAGGATCATTGATCAAGTTAGTCTGTATCTGTAGTTGATTATCTAGTTCGTTGGGATACCTATCACCAGCAGCAATTGCTACTTCAACGAAATCAGTCTGGTCACGCAGAATTTTGTGTGGAAACTCCATACGCACATCGTTGTAGAGTTCGCTGACTCCTGTTTCTGTGACTGTGATTGGTCCTATGATGTTGGTGTTGTTATAACTCTTGATACTGGAACCTGTGGTGTTAATCACCACTGCCCATTTACCTTGGCTGATATCAAAGGTTAGGAACGCACCGCAGGCTGTACAGATGTCATTGAGATTCTGCAAGACGCTCTTGTCTGTTGAGATGACACCGTTTATTTTTAATGGGCTATATGCTGTAGGCATTTTATCTTGTTCCTATTCTGATGCGAACTATTCCGTCGCCACCTTTGCTTTTTATATTATCTCCTCCACCTGCACCTCCTCCACCTGCTACTGTTGGCTGGCGTACACCGCTGATATAATAATCTGCTGGTGATGGATTAAAACTTGACCAGAATCCTCCACGTGAAAATCTTACAGTGGATGTATTATAACTATCACTAAAAAAGATTACATTATTTGGGGGCGGATCAGTATTTGGATTTATTCTTGAACCTCCTGCACCACCAAATCCATAATTATAACTAGATCTCTTCCAACGTGCTACTTCAGCACTGTCAGTTGGATAAGCACTGGCTTGACCCCAAGTGCCGCCAATGTTTACTCCAATACCTCCATTACCAGCGAATACAGTTCCAACAGTCCCTGGAATACCACTGGCCGTACCAAGGTAAGCATTTATTGTATCTGGAGATTCCTCATTATATGGCGCGACATTGTATTTGAATGCTATCAATGATGGTATGCTGCCACCTGACCCTGCTCCGCCCCCACCTGTTTTTGGCACTGTCCATACCCCACCGCCTGCCTTAGGAAAGATATTGCTGCCACCAGCATTTAATGTTCCATTAGGCGCATAACTAGAACCACCTACAAGTCCCTGTGCACCACCTCCACCTAACGCAGTCACGCCAAATGCTACGGTGTTTCCGCCATTGGCGGCATTCAATCCTATATTTCCACCAGATCCACCGCCGCCAATGGTTATAGTGTAAGTTTGATTTGTAAAAATAGTATCTGGTGTTGAATATTTTACTTGTCCGCCACCGCCGCCAGCGCCATCTGCGGTTCCGCCACCCCCACCTCCTACTACTAATAATTCTGCTATCTTTCCATAACGAACATCTAAAAAATTTGGAGTAAAAGTCTGGCTGAATAAGAAATCTACTGTTCTCTCGCCTGTGTATGTGCCTGGGGATCCTATTAATCCCACAGACTGTACTACCTGGGTGACACCGTTTTTGATCTGCGTGTAGGTAAAAGAAGTGTTACCGCTAAATGCCGCTGTGGGGTAAAATTTAATCAATGAGAATCTAGCATTGATGAACGCCTTGGTTCCTGTGATGCTTAATGGATTAACCAATGCGCCTTCAACATATGGATTTATTGAACTAGGACCTGTCCAAACACCATCAGAACAATCAAATATAACAGTATAATTAGGGTCGCTGGCATCAAAGTCGCTGATAAATGGAGTCGTTGAAGCGAATAAGGTGTTGGCATTGTTAGCGGTAAATGCACGATTGATATTCATATTAGTAACTTCAGTGTCATTGCTGCCAATGGCTGCTACCTGTATCTTATTGGCAGTATCTGCCCTGGGTGTTGAACAGAAATACTGTAGATTGAAATTTACTGCGTAGTCTACTGCAGGAGTAATGGTTATGGAATTTAATCTACCATTGACCTCTGATCTAGTTCCACTGATAGTAATCACTTTGGTGCTGGCATTAAAACTAGCAGTACCACCACTACCGCCAATGGTGGCTGTCTGTATGGCAGCAACATCACTAGGAGTGATAGTATACGAATAAGTACCCGTGCCGTCAAAAAGCACATCTGTAATCAATGGTGCTCCAGTGATCGTAAAATTTGTATCTTCATTGTAGTAGATTATAGGTTGACTAACTACACCTAGTACTGCTAGGCCTTGACTTAACAGGGTATGTGTTCTGGTATCAGTAACTCCATTAAGGCTATTTGATGCGAAATAGGTTAACACGAAATCAACAGATAACGCATTGGCATCTATCTGTAGTCCTTGTAAGCGACTATTGACCTGTGCTCTAGTTCCTACAATAGTGATAACTTTGGTGCTGCCGTTTACTGAAAAAGTTCCGCCAGTGCCTGTGGTAGTAAATGTATTAATACTGCTAATGCTGCTAGGTGTCACAGTCACGGTCCAGGTCACACCTGGATAGGCCGCGTCTAGATTACCAAGGTTAGGTTCTCCTGTGATGTTGCTAACTGCTGACAATGCGTAGATAAACTGTGTAGAATTTGTCCAGAACAATATGTTGTTAACAGTTACAGCCGTAGTCCAAGTAAAAGAAGTGGCTCCTGTATAATAACTAAAGAAACTGATCGTTGACGTATAGGTAAAACTGCCTACGAAATCATCAGAAAAATCTATAGTAGGAGATTTGATGAGATCCCACTGTGTTTTATCTATAAAACCAGTGACAACATAAACACCTGTGCTGGGATTCAATAGACTGACTCCAGGTGGTAGGCTGGCATATGAAACTGTGGCACCTGGCAATGCAGTAACATCAATAGTATAGATTGGATTACTGCTAGGAGCATTTAGGATTTCTAAAATATCCATACCTACGCTGCCACTGACAGTAAAACCTCTATCTACGCTCTGTGTTTGATTAGTAGGAGTAGGTCTATCAAATATAACATCTGGCAATCTTTCATCCGTAAAAGGCAATGTGAATGAGTTTACATAACCATTAAGTTCTGTTAGGCTGTTCATACTGAATAAATCTCCCCTGCTGTCAGTCCTGCACCATAACGTGTGCTCTTCATATAATCTTCTAAGACATCACCTGGTAGTGTCATTGAGTTAGTAAGTTTAAACTCTAGTTCTCCAAGGCTGGTAACATTTCTTTCTTTGTTGTATTCAACTCTAACAATAACAAATACCAGTTTGTCCATTGTGTGTTGAGCAGTCCAGTCTGGAAACACGCTGTAGGCGAAACCAAGGCTGGGATTTGAGTAACCTACTGGAGTCACAGGACCACTACCTCCATTGTTGAAACAATAGAACTTGATCAGTCCATTCATTGAATTATCAACATTGCCATCTTCGTCTGCGGTCTGCTGTACCGTGATGCCATCATTTTGGAACTGCACAGCATTACCGTTGAGATAGATCTTGTCAAAGGTTATCACTGAATCCTGGCTATCGCTTAATTTAACGCCTGTCTTTTCACAGATAGTAACACAATACCACATTGTTTTATTATCTGCGCTTAACCTGGCATCTGTGATTATGCCTTTGATAAATGCCGTGCCATAGACCACAGGTATTGAATGATTGGTGTCAGGCGACAGTTGTTCACGAACGAATCTATCTGGCTGTGCAGTTTTGGCAATCTCTGGCACAGAGTTTGGCTTGTTTACTGATTTATTGACTTGATTTACTATGAATCCCAATGCGGCTGTCCTAGCCACGGTGCTGGCGATATTGCTGCCGCTGATACTGCCAAATATCTTGGATCCAAAACTGGCTATGTCATCTAGGAAACTCATTTGTTGGCTCCAAAATCAAAATAACTGCTCTCTAATGTAGAAACTCTCTCCATTGCGAGATCTGTAGGAAAGTATTTGCGTTGGCTTTCACTGTTGGTCTTGCGTCCCTGCACTTTGTTGTTGAGGATATCCACGTTGCTGGCACAGGTCAATATCATAGTGTTTGAACTGGTCTTGGTATCAACATCATATTCTTCGTCAAAACTGAGATTGTTCACATATCCCGTAAATCTTATGATTGGATTGCCTGCGACCGCGCTTAAGAAAGCGCCAGTGGCGGCATTGAACAAGCCTCTGCGTATGATCACAGGAGAACCTTTGATCTCACTGTTGATGATATCAGTAATGCTGGTATCTGGCACACCGCTGATTGAGATAGTAAGTTCTTGGCTAGATGATCTCAACTCACTGTTTGATCCGCTGATGGCCAGCAATTTGCCTAGTCCTACATAGGTATCTCCTGCGATTACTGTGCTTTCTAATTTGTCACTGAACAACAAGGTAGAACCACTGAGCGTGACCTTGACGAACAGATTGCTCTGTAGGGCTGAATAACTGGTTAGGTTTAGCACAGACATTATATAACCTCAATGAACACGAAAGGACCGCTCCAACTGACTTGATTCCTTGAAAAGATAGTCCATTCAGGGAACTCTATGCATCTCACGGTATAAGATTCGTTTGAAGCAGGGGCCACATTACCATAATACCAAGGAAACTTGGCATAGGGTATTGATATGGTAGCAGTGGTGATCCTATCTAATCCTTCTGCGGCTGCGATATCAGTGCGGATATCTGTCCATCGCACGCCATCAGGAAATTTCACAGTGAATATCTTTGGCTGTGTGCCTCTGCTGACCACACGCACTGATCCATCTCTGGCACGAGTACTGGCCACCATACGTTTCCTATTGATACTTAGAGTTTCTGCTCTATCTACGATCCATTGAAATGACATTATCTTCTCCCTGGTATACCTTTGGCACCTTGTTGTGACATAGCGTAGATGAAACTTGGATCCTGTGCTACGAGATCTTTGAAACTGCGAGCATCTACTGCTGATATGTTATAGACCACATTGGTGGTTCCAAGTCCTATCTGGCTGTTAGGTGTGACTACACGTCCACTAGCGCCTGATATGATTTCAGGACCACGCTCACCTACCAGCACTGGTCTATTAGTAGGAATTACACCACCATTAGCGAATCCTAGTAGGTTGCCTATTGAACTTAACAACCCGCCACCGCCACCGCGTCCGCTGGCACCACCCATACTGCCAATGTTGAATATCTGTGCCATCATCTGGCGTACTTGGCTGCGTAAGAGTTCTTCAAGCATACTATTAACGAATGATCTGAATTCAAATTTACCAGTCTTGGCGAAGTTAACGATTAGGTCTTCCATACCCTGTGTGGCTTTCTGGAATATGCGTTCAGCAGCCTTGGCAGCATTAGTAGCATCATCTACATATTGGCGGAACGCATTGTTCCAACCTGTTGAGAACTGGCGACTTTGTGCATATGCTGTTCTTTCTAATGCTATCAATTCTTCTGTGCCTTTTAAAGCAGCATTGCGATATTCTTGTTCTTCTGCGGCTGTCATAGATACGATGCCTAATTGTCTACGACGGCTATTTTCAGCCTCAATGGCTGCTTGAGCACTGTCGTTGGCAGCCTTGACTATGTCAGCATATTTCTTTTCAATCTGTGTCATAGTAGATGTGGCGATTTCGTGTTGCACATCGCGTATCTTCTTGTTGAGATCAAGTTCACTTCTTATAGCGAAATCTGTTAATGCCTGACGTTGTTTATATGCCTCATTGAGACGGAAATTTTCTTCTGTGAGATTCTTAACTACTTCAATCTGTTGACCATAGGCCGCAGAAACAGTCTGTAATTGTGTTTCTATTTCTTTAAGTTTGGCAGCATCCTCTTCTTTGCCTGAGATTGATGCTTCACGGTACTTGTTCATAAGATCAGTGACCGTTTTGAGATAGCCTTGTTCAAGATCATTTAATGCCATCTTAACTCGTTTTTGTTCTTCGCTGACTCCAACTAGACTGTTTTCAAGTTCAAGACGTTGTTGCTGATCACCTAGTGTCCTTAGATAGGCTTCAGATATTTTCTGAATCTCTTCTCTGGCTTTGGCTAACTTAGTAGGATCTATAAAAGGTGGTGTGCCTGCACCTGCTTCCGTAGGCAGATTCTGTTTGAGTTTTGCCATTTCTTCACGGAATTTTTTAATCTTTTCAGAAGCAGAATCAGCCGCGGCCTGTTTAGTGTCATCACCAAAAATCTCTGTGAGCACATCAATGCCAATGAATGCTCCTACTGCTGGGCCTATCTTCTTTAACAATTCAACAAAACTTTTTAGTGGGCCGCCTGCGGCTACGATAGCACCTCTTACAGCCTGGAATCCTTTGATTAACTTGCCTAAGATAGTAACACTGCCAATGGCTAACAGTATCTGACCTAGTATCTTTAGTGTTGATAAGATTTCATCAATGCTGTCTTTTAGGAAATATATATTGGCTGCTAACAATTCCAATGAAGTAGCAAAACTATCTGATATACCAGTCTTTTGCATTATCTCATTGAATAATAATCCTATGGCAGTCTGGATCTGCTGTAATGCCTGACCAGCTGTTGGGGCAGTCTTGGCAAAGTCTTGATCAATGCTGTCTCTGGCGGCACGCATAGCATTGATGAAATCCTGCGCGGATATCTTACCTTGGCTACCAAGTTCTTTTAATGCACCAATAGGCACACCTAATTGATCTGCCAGCGCACGAGCCACAGGAGGTAGACCCTCTAGGATTGAACGCAGTTCATCACCCTGGAATCGTCCTGAAGCCAAGGCCTGTCCTAACTGCAACAATGGTCCAGCGGCTTCTTGGGCACTGATACCTGACGATACCAACGCCTTGGCCACAGATTCAGTTATCTGTGCGGCTTCTTGTTGTGAGATACCCAGTTCTTTAGCGTTTCTTGCGATACGGAAAT